GGATTAGGGCTGTGGAAACCGGAGTTCCCGTCAAGGAAGCAAGAAAAGGGCAGAGGGCCTTATTTAACGATACGAAAATTTAAGGTGGAAAATAAACTTGCACAACAAGCAAAAGAATGTTATAATTGTTGTATTGGAAGGGTAATTATATGGATTCAGGCGAAAGACCGAATAGAGAAAAACTAACTGATCAGGACTTGGCTAAGATTGCAACACAGATCAGTCTTGGCGCAAAGTCTGGGGAATTTGATTTCGATAGTAAACATGTAGAGTGGGAACTCAAAACATGGAAGTGGAATTATACTAAGAGGGTATAATGAAGAAACTCACGCCAAAACAGCTAAAATTCTGTCGAGAGTATATAATTGATCTAAACGCCACTCAGGCAGCAATCCGGGCGGGATACAGCAAAAAAACGGCAACAGTGATTGGTTATGAACACCTTACAAAACCTCATATACGACACGCAATCAGCGATTTACAGCGAAAACACGCCGAAGAAGCCAAAGTGGACGCTATTTTTGTACTTCAGGAGGCGGCACGGATCGCCCTGATTGATATTGGGCCTGCTTTCACAGAGGATAACACTCTAAAAGACATACACGACATGCCGGTTGATATTCGCCGGGCCATTTCATCGGTTAAGATTACCGAGCTATATTCAGGTGATGGAGAGGAGAGAGAACTCTCTGGCTACACAAAAGAGGTTAAATTCTGGAGCAAGGACAAACAAATCGAGATACTGATGCGGCATTTAGGCTTGTTCTTGGCAGATAACAAGCAACAGGGTCAAACCCTGGCGGAAGTATTAGGCGAGATTATGGATGATCGATCCGCAAGTTAAAAATAACGTAGCACAGATAGCCAAGCGTGGCCGGGCTGATTATAGCTGGTTTATGACCCACGCCTTAGACGTTAAGGAACAGCATTTATGGTCTAAGATGCGGGAGATCAACGATTCAGTGCGTGATAACCCCAAAACAGCGGTTGGGGCGGGCCATGGTGTAAGTAAATCTTATGGTGCTGGCAGGATCGCCCTGACATTTTTGTATTGTTATCCTCCAGCTACGGTCGTAACACTGGCTCCTTCCAGCCATCAGGTCAAGAACATTCTCTGGCGTGAGATCAGGACGGCCCATTCTAATGCCCGGGTGCCATTAGGTGGCAAGTTGACAACATTGATGCTGGATATGCAAGGCGAAACGGGCAAAATATGGTATGCGGTTGGATTTTCGACTACACCGGACACTATCACACAAGAGGCTACAAGGGTACAAGGCATTCACAACGAGCATGTTCTTATCATTCTTGACGAAGCAGCGGCAATCCTGCCGGAGATATGGAGAGCCATTAGATATATCGGTGCTCCCTTTAAGCGGATACTTGCGATCGGTAATCCAACGAGTAAGTTTGGCGACTTTCCAAACGCCCTGAAAAGTCCAGATTGGAACCGCATCAATATTGCAGTAACAGATACACCAAACTTTAAGACCGGTAAGCAGATTGTGCCCGGCGTCTATGGTCGGGATTTTGAAGCTGAGATAAGAAACCATTATGGTATTGAGTCAGATGAGTACCGTGTCAGAGTGCTTGGTGATATATCCCAAAAGGGTTCTGTCGGTGCTTATTACGCGCGTAAACTGGAAACACTATATAAAAAAGGGCGTATCTCTGACACCATTGACTACAACCCTAATTACCCTGTATATATTGTTGAGGATGTTGGTTACACCACAGCGATTGGGTTCTTTCAGATTATTGAGGATAATATCAACTTTATCAATTATTATGAGGATTCAGGGCTTGGCATTGCTGATTATGTCAAGGTATTTGACGAGTACGAAAAAGAGTATGGGTATCGTTATGCAACTATTGTCGTCCCCTGTGATATGGATTCTAACGCAACAAGGGTTATCACCGGCCAGAGTTCGTTAGATACATTGAAAGCCTTTAAGTATAATGTTCAATCGTTGCCTCGTGAGAGCCGTGTAAATGATGGAATACAGCGCACCTTGAAGTTTTTGGACCGCTGCCGTTTCCATAAAACCAACTGCCACAGGCTATTAGAGTGCCTGGAAGGTTATCACGAGGCAATCAATAAACAGATGACTACTGAGGACAGGCTGGTAACAAAGGGCTTTCCGAGTAAGGATGAAGGGCTGGATCATGGTGCTGATATGTTAAGATACGCCTCGATGGCAGTCAAAAGAGGTTTGCTGACGACCGGCATGACGGCTGCGGAGTCGAGAGCTATATGGGAAAAGCACATAAGGAGATAAGAAATGGACAAGACTCGTGAAGAATTAAAAGCCGAACTGATAGACGAGCTGGTTGCAGAGATTGCTAACAGGTCAGCTTCGTGGCTTAGGGATTTTCTGGCTGATATTCTCAAGTCTGCGATAGATGCTATTAGGGAAAGGGATTAGCTATGGACGAAGACAAGATTATAAAAGAGATAGAGACTTGGGGCAAAGTTGTGTGTGGTTCAATTGGCATTGCTACAATTATTATAGTGATCTTAACTCTCATTTTGGACGCACAATATAGAGACATATTATTCAGGTTGCATTAAAAAGAAATAATAAAAAAGGCTTGACATTGCAGACAGTCTATGATATATTGCGTGAGAACCTTGAGAAACAGGCCAAAAACATTGATTGGGGAGAAATTGGAACAGAGCAATCTCCCGCGTTGATCAGGTGTCAGGTGAAGCATGGAGAGGTTGTTGAGATGAGCCTGGAATGGCCCGCAGGGTGCAGAAAGTCGTTTAAGGTAGTTAAAAACTGAGTAGCAGTATAGTTGCGGATGAGCATATAGCCACCGGAATGAATCTTTTATGGTTTATTTGGTGGCTATTTTCATGTCAGACTTTGCCGAAAAGGAAAAAGACTTTCAAGAAGCGTTCAATAGCTCTTACGATTATTGGTTCAAGTGGATTGAAGAAGCCCACAGAGACTTTAAGTTTACTATCGACAGCCCTTGGACAGAGACCGACAAACAGTATTTCAGGGACCAAAACCGTGAAATCCTAAACTTCAACATCATCCGACGTGTCGTCAACATGATCTCTGGCTACGAGATTAAGAACCGGTTAGCCCTTAAAGTTGCTCCAGCAGAGGGGTCAGACGATAAGATTGCATCCCAGCTTACAGGGATAATAATGCCCATAATGGAGTCTCGTCAGGGATATGAGGTACTCAGTGACGCCTTCGAATTTGGTGCATTGATCACGGGTTTGAATTTGGTTGAGTTATATTCGGACCGCAAGGGTGATATTCAATTCAGCAGGAAACCCTACAATAAGTTTCTACTCGACCCTGGGTTTACTAAGCGAGACCTTACCGATTGCGGCCATATCATAATCCATGAGGAAGGGATGTTGACCAGTGAGGTTAAGAGTTTAATCCCTGGCAAGGATGCGTTGATTGACAATTATGCCAAGGAGACCGAATCCCAAATAACACTCCCATATTCTGCATACCAGAGCAAGGCAAGAGATGGCGGTAAGCGGTGTAATTATTCTGCATTTTGGGAGCAAACAACCAAGAAAGTTAAAATGATAGCGAATCGTCAGTCTGGACAGAAGATGGTATGGACCGGCGATAAAGAAGAACTTGACGAAGTAATGATCCGTTATGGTATGCAGTTAGTGAGTTGGGATGATTATATCGACACTGTAGAGCTTTCCTGTTTTGTTAATGGCAGGTGTGTTCACAAGGGCCCGGATCCCAACAAGATCGATTGTTATCCGTTTATCGGCGTATTCGGTTATTGGTATCCTGAGTATGATGATCAGTCAGTGAAGCTACAGGGCATTGTTCGGTCGCTGCGGGACCCACAAAAAGAGGTGTCAAAGCGGCTGTCCAAGATACTTGATATTATTGACAGCCAGTTAAGTTCTGGATTGATGGCGGAGGAAGGAAGCCTTACCGATCCAAATGACATTCATGCTTCCGGTCAGGGCAAGGGCCTCTGGCTGAAGCCAGGTGCATTATCAAGCGGAGCGGTTCAGCGAATTACTTCCCCTGACATTCCATCCGGTCTATTCCAATTGAACAACGACCTCCAGAAGTTTGTCAATGACATTGCGGGTGTGAACGATTCTTTATTCGGCAGTGATGAATTAAAGGCCCAAGTGTCGGGTTACCTGATGAAGTTGCGGCAAGGTTCGGCGTTGATCTGTCAGGGTGGTATATTTAATCGTCTGCGATTCAGCAAGCAGGATTTGACTTTCAAGCTGGCGAAGTTTATCCAGAAGAATTACTCGCCGACCAAAATACAGCGGATAATCAACGAGACCCCCTCCCCTCAATTCCAAACCGAGGACCTTACCAACTATGACCTGATCCCGCAAGAAGGGATATTGACAGAGACACAACAGCAGATGTTCTATACAGAATTAAGGCAGGCCAAAGCCGAGGGTGCCCCGATAACGTGGTCGATGATATTTGGCAACGCTCCTATCCAGATGAAAGATAAACTTCTCAAGATGATCGCCCAAGAGGAGCAGCGGCAACAGCAGATGCAGGCGGAACAGATGAAAGAAAAACAATTACTCGACCAGATGCGGACTGCGAAGATCGCCGCCGATGTCGGTAGAGCCAAAGAGCGAGAGGCTAATGTCAACGAACATCACGCCGATGCGGCACTTGCAAGGGTCAAGACGATGAAAGAATTGGAAAACATGGACCACGACAAACAGATGGACTTGCTCGATAGGGTGATCGCACTGGAAAACATCAAAATGTCAAATAAAAAACCGATGACAAAGAGGTAGTAATGGGAATTCGTAAAGTACAGATTGGCGAAATTATACCGATGATGACCGAAGAATTTGAAAAGGGTTTCGAGGCATGTATCGCTAAGAATAAGCACCGGAGAGAACCCTATTTTATACTTTTCACCGCTGATTGGTACAGCAATGATGCGCAGTTGCGTACGACTTTCACCCCCTTTGGTGCGCGTCCGCCTAAGATGTTAAATACGATGTGCTGGCGGATTGACAATAAAACCGGAGAAGCAAGGGAGCTTTGGGTTTTGCCAAAAGACGCCCCTGTCCAACCTACAAAGAGCGATGGTGTAGTTGAATCAATAGCAGAAGGGTCTAAAAGAATGCCACTTATTTACGGATAGGACAATGCCGAAAGCCTACGAAAAATGTATAGCCACGAAAGGCAGCAAGAAGTTTACGAAGTCCCTGCCGGGCGGCAAGTATGTCCACGGTTGCAGATTGCCCGGTTCAAAGAAAGCAGTTTGGGGCGAAATACACGAAAAACAGAAAATAAAAGGTTTGTAAATCATGGGAGCACCGAAAGCAATGGCAACGAAAACCAATGCACAATACGAGATTGAGAATGATGCAAGAGCCTTAGTTGAGGCCGAGATCATTAAACAAGACAGCCAAAGGTTTACAAAGGCGATAGCCCAGATAAAAAAAGAGAATGCGGCACGTCAAAAGGCCGCAAAAAAGTAACTATAACCGCGAAAAATGGCGTTAAATCTGGCCGAGTTCGCCGTCCCAGGTTCGCATAGTGAATGGAGATTTATCATGGCAGATACAGATGTAGCAGATGTAATTGAGGCAACCGAAGCAACAGCCGAAGTCAAGGGTCAAACTGAAGGTCAGGTTGACGACAATGTAACTGAAGGTCAAGCCGAAGAAGAACCTAAGACTGTTCCTTATGAGCGATTTCAGGAAGTAGTTGACAAGGTTAAGCAACTTGAGGAGCAGGCCATTATTGCGGCAGAACAGAGAGCGATTGAAAAAGCCAATCCATCTCAGGTTCAGTCAGAGGCTCCAACCCAACAGTTTGACATTTTCAAAGAGGTGGGCCTTGAAGACGAAGACGATGTACCAACAGTTTCGCAACTCAAGAAGATATTTTCAAGCGTTGGTACAATGTTCGACAGGCGGCTTGCAGAAGTGTCATTCAAACAGGCACACCCAGACTATGATGATCTTGTAGGAACCGTTGACGAGATAGCGTCCGGCAAATATGCTGAACCTCTTGCCGCGGCAATTAAGAAAAACCCAGCCCTCGTAGGAATGATTGCACAGTCCAAGAACCCACGTTTGGCGGCATACGAAATAGCAAAACTGCAAAAATCAAAAGCGTCCCCTGTTAAAACAATCGAGGCGAAAGACGTGATTAGTGAAGCGGTTGCCAACGCTGGCAAAGTGAAGTCGTCCGCTAATACCCAAGGCGGCGCACCACTCAGCGAAAAAGGCCGCTATGATACTATGTCCACTAACGATTTCTTGAAACTGGCACATAGCCACGGGGCTATAATTTAGGAGTAAATTAAAATGGCAGATAATATGACCACAACATCCATCATTACACCGGCAGTAAACGCTTATTTTAATAAGCTGTTACTCATTCGGAACAAACCAAAACTTGTACATGGCCTGTTTGCGGACCGTGAAAGCCTGCCTGCTGGCAACGGCAAAACTATCGTATGGCGAAGGTTCGCTCAGCTTGCTACTGCAACAACCGAGATTCTCGAAGGTATCACCCCGCCTGGTAAGTATTTGTCCAAGCAGGACATTCGGGCAACCGTTGCTCAGTATATGGACTTTATCCATATTACTGATGTTCTTGAGTTCACCTGTGAGAATAAGGTTCTTAACGTAGGTGTTAGTGAACTGAACGACCAAATGTTCAGAACAGAGGACGAACTGATTCGGAACGTTATAGTAAGTACCGCCTCATCTCTGACGGCATCAAATGGCGATCCGACTACAACAGCGTTGAATGAGACGGACATTGACACCATCGCAAACACACTGCAAAACAATGATGCTGCTCCGGTAACACCACTGATCAGGGCCTCAGCAGGCCAGGGTACGTCGCCAGTATTGCCTTCTTACTGGGCAATTATGAATACGGCGTTGAACAAGGACCTTAAAGCTGTAACCGGCTTTATGAACACCTCAGAGTATGCCAACCAAGGCACCGTTCTTGAGGCTGAACGTGGTTCGGTTAACGAAGTTCGCTTCCTGGCATCCAGCGTAGCTCACAAAGAAGGCAGTGCCACAGAAGCATTTCCGTCAAGTGCCGGGACGTATTACTACATCCCAATTCTTGCAAGACATGCTTACGGCGTAGTCTCTCTGGAAAAAGCCAACGCCAAGTTGATCATACATGCCCGCGGAAGTGCCGGATCGGCTGACCCTGGCGATCAACGCCAAACTGCTGCGTGGAAATTCATGAACGTTTGCCGAATCCTCAATGACAATAACGTCATTGTTTTGAAGGTAACAGCAGCATAAAAATAACCATAATTGGAAAATTAGTTAAGGAGTTTTATCATGGGACAAACAGTAAGTGGAACATTAATAATGGACGGCAATGCTATCAATGTCGACATAGGGTTCATCCCCGATTATGTCAAGTTGATTTATAACCTTGAAGAAGGAGACAATGAGGTTATCCACGAATGGTGGAGAGCACTTGCCGATCTTGAGACCGAAGGGTTATACGGCGTATCAATTTCTGCTGCAGGAGCGGTTACAGTTCCTACAACCGCTGCAACTGGGATTATACCTTATGACGAGGGCGATGATATGGCTGTCCTCGTTGAATCACCAGTTCCAGGTGCAGCGGACGTTAAGGTGCCCTGTCTGGATTATGCCTACCACATAGGAGCAACTACAACGCCGACGGCCCGAACTGCTACAGCGGTAGGTACGATAACTCGGCCCACGACAGCAAACGGTTATGTGTATGAGTGTACTACTTCGACCGGCGCTATGGCAGTCGAGCCGACATGGCCCACGGATGTTGGCGACACTGTTACGGATTCAGGCAGTAATGTCTGGACTTGCATCGAAGAAAATCTTACTAAAGGCGGCGGTATGGGTTTCACTATTGGCGCCACTATGAGTACCGACAGCGACCAGTGTGTATTCACGGCTGAAAAACACCTTCGCACAGGCGATATGGGCGATGCAGCCAGCGCCGATCCGATAACGTGGACTGGGTAAAACCAAATAAGCAAAACTTTAAGACGGCCATATATTGGTCTGTATCTTTTGCATGGCCGTCTTTTCTAACTTTTAATTGAAAGGGTTTATTATGGCAGAGAAAACAGTTCATTTTTCGGATGGCACAAAAGCTGTTTGCGGTGCCAAAAATGACAATGCGGTAACAGAAGAACAAAAGGTAACATGCAAGAAATGTCAAATTTTTCTGGCCAAGAAAGCAAAAGAAAAAGGTGATCCGCTCGTCAAGGTTCGCGTTAAGAATATGGACCTTAACGATGGTGTAGATTGGGTATTTAGCTTTGAACTCAACAAGGACAAGAAATCTATGAAAAGCTATCACCTTGTCAACAATGCGGTTCATCGGTTGCCTCTGAGTGTTGTCAGGCACTTGCGGAAGGTTGTTTACCCATACAAGAGGTACATCCCTGGTCAAGAATCTGGACAGGCTATGCAGGTTGCTGGCGAATATCACCGTTTCATTGTAACAGAAATAGAAGAAGATGTCGCGGCAGTGGCATAAATTTTAGGAGATAACTTATGAAAGCACCAAAAACATACGAGGTGAATACTAACAGGCTGCTTGTTGGTTATCTTAGTAAGATTGTTGCTGAGATAAACGACATCAACTCTGTTATATCGCCGTTACGAAGCACACAAGAAAAAGAGCGGATACAGGCAGAGACCCGCGCCCAGGCCAAGGCAGAAAGGGTCGCTGAAGCTAAAGCCAAAGCAGCCGCCGTCAAAGCCAAAGCCATGGCCAAAGAAAATGCTTTTGTTGAAGCAAGGGCATTGGTCGAAAGAGCAGAGGCCAAGGCCAAAGCAGATGAAGCATCCGCAAAACAACTGCTCAAAGCCAAGGAACTATTGGGAATTAAGGAGACCAAAAATGAAGTATAAAACATTTTTAATTTTAAGTTTGGTAATACTTGCAACCTTTATATCCGCTGTATGTTTGGGGGCAGGTGGAACATACCCGATTCGACATAACACCGTTCAGCCCGCCAGACAATTAGTCCGCTTATTGCAGGACAGAATAGGGACGCTGGATGATGAGGTAACAGCCCTGGAAGCTGCATCAACCGGCGGTCTTTTCGATAATCTCGGCACAGGAGATGTTTTTTATGTTGACAGTGCAGCGGCCGCAGATGGTGCGGGTACTACATGGGCAACGGCGGTTGACACATTAGACGAAGCCTTTGCCCTATGCACGGATGGCAACCACGATGTTATTTATGTAGCAAGCGGACACGCAGAAGATATAGCCACTGTAGCTATGGACAAAAGCGATGTAACGATTATTGGTATCGGTTCAGGTACCGATATGCCAGAGCTGACTTGGGACACTACTACTGACGAAATTAACGTAAGCGCCCAGGGCATTACAATGTACAACATACGATTTATAGCAGAGAAAGCAGAGATAGTTAATGCTATTGAGGTAACTGCCACAGGTGATTATTTTTCACTTATCGGATGCGAATTTGCCGAACCTGCCACAAATACATGGGAATTTCTGAAAGCGATTCAATTAACGACTGCTGGCAACAATGTAACTATTGCCTATAACACCTATGTAAATATAGGAGCCAATGCCGGAGCTACTCACTTTATTGATGGTGGTGCCGGTGTGGTTGCAAACACGACTATCATAGGCAATAATGTCAACGCTGATATGTCCGGTGCGATTATTTTTAGCGATCAGGCGGACACGAACCTCATCATTGCTAACAACACCTTTACTAATGAAGATGAAGATAAGCTCTGTATTCAGCTTACCTCAACGGCTACGGGGATTATCGCCAACAACCTGATGTGTAATCTTGGCGGTCGCAGTTACATTCTTGACCCTGGCTCGTGCTTTTGCCACGAAAATTACGCTGGAACAGCAGTTGACACAACTGCCTTGCTCATCCCCGCTGTTCATGGCGACGATGAATTAGCGGAATATGGAACAGGCACGATTTTCTATTGCGATTCTGGATCTTCCGGCACTGGTGGTAGAAGTTGGGCTGATGCGGTTGCTACGGTTGACGCTGCTATCGCTCTTTGTACGGCTGACGCTGGCGATGTAATCTATGTAGCTCAGGACCATTCAGAAGTTGAAGCTGGTGCAGCGAGTATCTTTACTCTTGATGTAGCTGGCGTTTCAATAATCGGCTGTGGTAATGGTTCTACTCATTCTGCAATAGCCGCTGGCGCTGCGACATACAGTCAGATGCCGACTTTTATCTTAGATCACGCAAGCGCAACAGCCACAATATCAAAGGATAATTGTAAAATATCCGGTTTATTGTTTGAAAGTGATGTTGCTGATAATGCAGTTGGCCTCACCCTTGCTGCTACTGCTGACGGATGTGTTGTTGAAAACTGTGTTTTCCGTGATGGTGCGGCGGCAGAGGAAATGGTTGTAGCTATAAGTGTTGGCGATGATTGTGATGCTGTCAAAATTCTGAATAACACTTTCTCGACTTACCCTTCAGGTGGTTGTGATAATGCCATCCTACTTGCTGGTGTCTCTGATGATAGTATTATTTCAGGCAATATAGCTTACGGCACTTATGCGGCAGGAACGTTTTTGGCAACTGCAAAGGCATCTCGGAATTTAACCATAACTCACAATACATTTGTCAATTTAAGCGAGATTGCCATAGACTTGAACGCTTCGACAACCGGCATTTTGTCTTTCAATTGCTTAGGTGGTGGGACTTCAATAGCAGCAGCATTGACGGACGAAGACCTTATGTGGTGTTTCGAGAACTATGTATCCGGCGAAGATGCCAAGAGTGGGTTACTCGACCCTACTGCTGATGGTGATTAACATTTAATGAGGGGCGGGGCTCTGGCTCCACCCCCTTATTTATAGGTGAAACAATGGCACTTGCATGGATACTATCGGAAATAGCAACGAAAGTTCGTGCGATTACCGGACTGCCGGATTCAGAGGATATTTCAGACGACACATTGTATAACAAAATAAACGATTTCTATCGGAATATCCTTCCATTCGAGGTTTATTGTGCGGAGTTTGAGGACTGGTTCGAGCAGGATACGGCGGACGGAGATGGCGGAGAATATACTATAAGCCAGGATTATATCCGGTTGATGACACCGATGACAACTATGGATTCGGACGATGTTCTGGCTAATACCAAGTTCTATCAGGATAAGGACGAATTTTTCCGGTTATGGCCGGAAGAAGCCGATCCTATCGAGGCCCAGCCATACGCCGCGCTTGTCTATGGCGGTAAATTGTATCTCCGTCCCGAACCTGATGCTATTTACACCTTCAGGGCCGCCTGTATTAAAAAACCCGATGCCCTCACCGCGGATACAGCACCAACAGATTTACGGATGGGACCTGCAATCGCCTATGGCACGGCAATCGAGATAAAAATGGCAGAAGGAGACACGACAGCGGCTAATGAACTTATGCCAATTTACCAGTATTTTATCAGCAAGATCAATCAAAAGAAAATGATGCAAAAAGCAGTTAATCAAAGATCAGCTCCAAGATTCTGACGATGGAGTTTTTTATGACAAATTTTAAGGAGATTTTCCATGCAGGGAGTTAAGTTAGTTAACCGACAGGGCAGGGTAGTTAGCCCTGGAATAGTTATCCCCGGCAAAGGATGGCCGGTAAGGCACCTTAACGCTGGTACTGCCGGATGTAAACAGCTTTTGCCAGCTCCGGGCAATAACCTGTCTCATTATGTAACCGGATTTATATTAGGCGGTGGTGCTGCTGCTGACGGATTTTATCTACTGAGAAGAAACTGCCTGCTTTTTAATGCTGCTGCCGACACTTTGTCTTTGGCCGATCATGGTACCGATTTTGACTGGGGCACTAAGGCCGCGAATGGCGACTTCAGGTTGGACTTCTGGATTAACTTGGCGGCAACAACTACGGCGGTTCCTAATCTTGTAACCAGAGGCGATGAGGCATCTGATGGATGGAACATCGAACTGACAACCGCTTCGGTAGTAAAGTTTACGATCCACGATGCTTCGCATTCACAGACCATTACCGGAGGCACGGCTATCGATGATGGCAGTTGGCACCTGATTTCCTGCGTTGTGGATAGAAGCTCAGCGACTGGGATGCAGATTTACGTTGACGCCGTGGCGGATGCTACGGCTGTTGATCCTACTGCTGTAACCGACACTCTGGACGGCGGAACGACCGTTGTTTTGACGGGTGCCGACAATGTTACGTTTTATATTTCTACCATCGGAATGTATATCGGGTCAACAACCCCGCTTACCCTGGCTGACATAGCAGCAACCTACAACCTCGGGATCGGGAAAAAATACTCAGGATCGGAAACGGCCCTTGTTGTTGGATTTAATACTGATGAGGGGATAGGTACAGCCTGCCATGATGTTCTGAACGATGCGAGCAATGTTGGTACTTTACAGGCTGGAATGTGGGCGCCATCGAAACAAAATGGCGCTACCGCCGCCGTTGAGGTACAAGGCGCTCCCTTTGAAGATACAACAATCGCTGATGACGATGATTATCTGGACGCAATGGGTAAGTTTTTGACTTGCATTGAAAGTGCAGATGAGGGCTCAATGGGATTGACCGTGCCTCAGATAGTCAATTTCCCACACGCTATTAAGATCGGACGGAACAATCCGTTAAGAATACTGGAAACAGACGGTGCGTTTGATTTAGTTGTTTTTGGCTTTACAGAGAAGTACTGATGGCAGCAGAGGTCTTTATCTTGGATCCCTGGAAAAACGTCATTTTTCCAGGAGAACGGCATACCCGTCAATACGGATGGGTCAATGTTGGGTCTATCACTGCGGTTGTAGCCGCCGGTCAGGCCCCTATCGACGTTGACAAGCGGGCTGATGCTGATGTTGAGGCTCTGGCTGCCGCAAAGAAGGCTTTGTTTCTGGCTACTAACGGAACGGTAGCTATTGAAATAAGGCTGAGGGCCGATGGCGCTAATAATGATGCCTATGAAATTCAGCTTTACGCTGAGGCTGGTACCGACCATTATACGAAAATCGCCGATCTAACCTGCACGCAGGGCACGCAGGACGGCGATGCGGCGGAGCATTTTATTGATACTATCTCAGAGGCAAACAAGGACTGGCTTACAACCCCACGAGTAGTGGATGCGCAGGCTGAACATATAGCACGATATGTGTTAAATGTACATGGGTACACGAAATTTCTATTTGTTTGTACTGATTTGAAATCGGCCACGAATATCTATATTGATGCTCGGAGATTTTAACCGATGTTTGGCATTGATGAATACGATTTTAGCGAGCTTGACGATGACCTTCAGGATATTGCCGCGCTTACGCCGACTGACAATAACTTCATTGTCGGGGATGGCACAGACTGGCAGACGGAGAATCCGGCTACCGCCCGCACCTCTCTTGGCCTTGGCACTATAGCTACGGAGGACATTGCGGCTATAGGCGCGAGTATGCTCCCCAGCGACACTAATACTTATGGCCTTGGCTCTTCGGCTAAAGTATGGGCTAATATCTATGGGACTACTATAGACGCAGTTAATGTTAATATCGCAGGGGCTGTCGGCGATATAACTATAAAGCCGTACGGATTAGATGAAGGTGGTGGGGAGTTTGAGAGCGGCATTGAGATATTGGACAATAAAACCGCCGAAGGAAGCCTGTTTATTTATACCGACAGCACCAATACCAGATGGGAGTTTGTACCAGACAATGCCAGTTTACTTTTCAACGCCACAGTCCAGACAGGCAACCTAATCGCAGCAGATGTTACTATCGGCTCCGGCAAGCGCATCTACTTTGCCGAGTCAGGGGTAGGGGATACCTCGATAAAGGCGAGTAGCGGAGATGCTCTGATATTTGA